GCTCCAACATCAGCCCGGAATCGATTAGCCACCGGACGAAACCCCGTTGCCTATGCCCATTGCCTATGCTGGATGCGTGGTGGGGCGCGCAAAAATGCACTTTCCTTGATTCTGCGGGCTTTTTGTTAACCGATTATTCATTGCAGTTGCAAGGAATCCACCTTTCCAGCCAATTAGAAATCCGGTGCTCTATCCTACTGAGCTATGGGCGCTGGGGTCACTTTGCCTATGCCCGTTGACTATGACCGCTCCCGCGAGCTTGCACAATCCGGCGTCATCGGTGATGATTCCGGCATGGGTGACTGGGCAAAGGTCGGGGAGAATCTGGTTCGTCATACGGGCGGCACGATTTACCTGCGGGCGTGGATCGGCGGCAAGGCTATTCGCCGCAGCCTCGGAACCTCTGATCTGCGGATTGCGAAGCTAGGGAGGGATGCGCTATTGGCCAAGCTGCGGACGGTGGCGGAAAGTGGATCCAAAAATGGCGAGCGACCCCGCACGCTGGGCGATGCTGTGCGGATTGCCGAGGCGCGCACTTGCCAACCACATTTAAAGCCGCGCTCTCTCGACTACTACCACGAGATCGCCACGACTGCGCGCAAACTCCTGCCCGTCGAGATTCCCGCCGCGGACTGGACGGCGACCCGTGCCGCAAACTGGTGGCGACAGACCGCGCCGGCCATGAGTCCGCAGAGGGCAAACAACCTGCTGGCGATGGTTCGCACGCTTGGCGAGATCCTTGTCGAGGCCGGCATTGCCGCGTCCGACCCATCGGCCAAGCTCAAGCGGATGCGAATCCGGCAAAAGGCTTTGCAATTACCATCCAGAGATCAGGTCGAGGCGCTAATTGAGCACATCCGATCAACCCGCAAACGTAGCTGCGAAGAGTCTGCCGCCTACGTTGCCTTTCTGGCCTTCTCGGGATGCCGCCACGGCGAGGCAAAGGCACTCCGCTGGGATGATGTCGGGCCATCATTGCTGCTCGTCACAGGAGGCGAGGGAGGCACAAAGGGGGGCAGTGTTCGCCGGGTGCCGATTTCCGATCCACTAAGGGCCGCGCTGGATAGCCTGCGGAGCGATCAGAGCGAGGGGCTGGTTTTCTCCATTGCCTCCCCTCGCCGCGCTCTCGGGTCAGCCTGCGATGCCATCGGGATTCCGCGGCTCCGCATCCATGACCTGCGCCATTTCTTCGCGACGTGGGCGATTGAGTCCGGCGTTGATATCCCGACCGTTTCCCGCTGGCTGGGCCACAAGGACGGCGGCGCGCTGGCGATGCGCGTCTATGGGCATCTTCGCGATGAGCATTCGATTGAAAGCGCCAAGAAACTCTCCTCAACCACTAAAACCGATGAACAAACCACCACCACTCCACCCGCAATACCCGCAGCAGGCGCCGCAGATCATCTACCAGAAGCCGAAGACTAGCCCGGTGACGTGGCTGGTGCTGGGGGTTTTCGTGTTCATGGCGATTTGCGTCATGATGGGCGCGGCCTTAAAGCCTAGCAAGGCGGGAGAGACGCCGTCCACTGCCTACCAGCGATGCGAGCACGTGATGAGGAAGAACCTCAACGATCCCGAGTCCGCGATTTTCTCCGATAAGTTTTACCAGCGAAGGAACGATGGGAATTTCGAGGTTGGGGGCGTGGTGCGGGCGCGCAATGGTTTTGGCGGCATGGTGCGCCAGAACTGGACGATGATCATCTCCCCCAACTTGGATTTTATTTACTCCAAGGTGGGGAAGACTGAGAGCGGGGTTTACCCGGAGGACTCGGCGCCGCGTTAGTCGCGCCGAAAGAACCGACAGATCCTCACCCGCCAAGGGTGGAAAGGGATTACCCGATCTAGATTCCGACGCACCCCTTCTTGGCCGACGAGGGGGGTTCCGGCACCGTGCGAAGCGGGTTCATCCGGCTCGCGGCGTCTAAAGACTTTTTCGGCTGCATGGATTCTGCGGACCTCGATTCCAGATAGTCGAGGTAGTCGCGGATTTTTGCCGCAATCCATTCCGGCTGTGTCATGCCCGAGCGTTCGGCCAGCGAGCGGATCACCTCCCACTCCGAGGGCGAGAAGGTCAACTCCGAGGATGGCGGGCCGGCGGTGACGCGGGGCGGGACGATCCCGAGCAGGTGCCATTCAAGGAGCCTTTGCTCTGCAACGGTGAGCGTGCGCTTGCCGCGCTCGATGTTAGAAACCTTGGGAACCGTAAGGCCAAGCAGCGCCGCGATGTCAGCCTGGGTTCTGTGTCCCCTGGCCTCCCGCAGCGTTTCCGAGGTGATCTCTGAGAGTGTCTTCATGCCCGAAATTTAGCGCATTGTTGCGATTTCTCAACTTTTTCGTTGCTCACTTCTGAAAATAGAATATCAATGTTTCTGAAATCGCAACACCGCATGACAAAACACCCAACCGAGCAAACAACCACCGTGGATATGAAGGAACACCTGACAAACGACCAACTCGCTAGATTCACCAGCTTGGCTGCGGAATCTGGAACCACCCCAGAGGGACTGCTCGTCACCTTGGCCGGCGCAATCATCAAGGACGGAAAGGGGGACGCGTGAGCACGCTGGAAGTCACTCTCTCCGACGAGACGCTCGAGAGGCTGGCCGAGAAAATCGCCGCCAAGACCCAGCGCACCATCCGCCGCGAGCCATACACCATCGAACAGGCCGCGAAGGCGCTCGGCGTCTGTGGCGCCACCATCCGCCGCCGCGTGCAGGCCGGGATCATCCCGTGCGTTCCCAATATCGGGAAGCGCCTCGTCCCCGCGAGCGCCATTGAGGCAATGCTGGGCAACCAATAACCCGCACCAAACAACCATCATGAACAACCACCAAGACGACCCAGACAACGAGGCATTCATTGCCGCCGCCATGTGTGCCGTGGTCGCCAGCATCGCAAGCGCATTCGTGTTTTGCCTGCTGGCTAACGACGAGAGGTTTTTCGCCATCATGATAGCCGCCATCGCATCCTGCCTCTGGGTGATGTGCTGGGCCTACGCAACCTCATTTGCTAGCCGCTCATGATCGCAGACGCCGAAACACTGGGCGCAGAGATGGGCGATTGCAATCATCGCGTTGACTCATTCCGAGACGTTAGAGCCGCCGCAAACGCATTCCTTGAGTGCCGGGGGCTGATCTCTGACTTTGAATCTATCGCCGCCAGGCGGGCCGCGAACGAGGACGAAAAGCGCGCCGGAGCTAACGGATATTCCGTCCAAAAGTTTGCCACCGCCGCCGGGAAAAGCTCCCGCTGGATCAGCAAGCAGATTCGCGCCGGCATCATCAAGGCGGATGTCCGCTACGGCTCAACATTCATCCCGGCCAGCGAGCTTCCCCGCTACCTCGCCACACTCTCCAAACAAACAAAGTAAACCAAATGCAATCCATCAGCATCAACGTCACCAAGATCGACAAGACCGCCCTGCATCAGGGGCAGACCGGCAAACACCTCGGCCTGACCCTGTTTGATAACCGGGAAGGGAAAGACCAATACGGCAACGACGGGTTCGTCGTCCAGGATCTTGGCAAAGATCGCCGCCTCGCTGGCGAGAAAGGCCCGATCCTCGGCAACTGGAAGCACATTGGCCAGCAAGCGCCAGCACCAGCAGCCCGCCCAGCAGCCCGCCCCGCATCGCCGCAGGCCAGCACACAGACCGCTGCGGAGTGGGAAGCGGATGATGATATCCCGTTTTGATCATAGCGGGGGGAGCGCATCCGACACGCTCAACAATCTAAACCGAACCGAACAACATGCTAAAAATCGATCCAGAATTTAAGGCGCTCATCCCGCCGCTATCCAAGGAGGAATACTCGCTTCTTGAGTCCAACATCCTGCGCGATGGATGCCGCGACCCGCTGACCGTATGGGGCGAGACGCTGCTAGACGGCCACAACCGCCATGAGATTTGCACCAAGCACGGGTTGCCATTCTCGACCTTTGAAATCCAACTTCCTGACCGCGAAGCCGCGATGGACTGGATGGATGCCAACCAGCTTGGCAGGCGCAACCTGACCCGCGAGGCGCACGACCTGTTGCTTGGGCGGCGGTATAACAGGACTAAGAAGGCGCACGGGGGGCAGTTGCCAACTCAAGGGATAGATCAAAATGATCCATCCCTTTCCACCGCCGCCAAGCTCGCCGTCGAACACGGGGTAAGCGAGGCGACGGTGAAGCGCGCCGGCCAGTTTGCCGAAGCGGTCGAAGCCCAGGGGCTGGAATCGGACGCGATGAGCGGGAAGCTCAAGGGCAAGAAAGCCGAGATCGTCAAGGCGCACCGCATCGCCACCGGGAAAACCAAGGATGAGTCGTGTAATGATGATGAGCAAGCGCCAACCGTGGATGATGCGCGCGGAGCCAGCATGGCGCAGTCAGCCCGCCGCCCGCCGATTAAGATAGTCGAAAGCGAGGGCATGCGAATCTGGCTTCTCGCCAAATCTCATCTCGACCGGATCAACAAGAACGACGAGTTCCGCGAAGACGCGCTTAGAGCCTGCATTGAATATTGCGAAACCAGGATTAGCGCAAAGAAATAAAAAATCCCTACCGATACACAACCAACCGAAATGAAAACAGCACAAAGCACACTACTTGAAAGCACGGCGTATTCATCCTTTACATACAATGATGAGCAACGCCCCGTTGACGTAAAGCACGTTAGAGATCTGATGGATAGCATGGGCGCATTTGGATTCCTTCCATCCAAGCCCGTCCAGGTCTACAAGGACAGAAGCAAGCTCGTCATCATTGACGGCCACCACCGTTACATAGCAGCCAAAAACCTCGGGATACCCGTTGTTTATGTTGTTGAGCCAAAAGCGAATGGCGAATCAATGTCACGGGTGAATGGACTGCAAAAAACATGGCAGCTTAAAAACTACCTTGCCCAATACGTTAAGCGCGGAATCCCTGCATACGTCGAACTTGCCGCATACCATAGTCTTGGTTTTTCAATCCAGCAGTCGGCAAAGATGCTCGCCGGCTTGGCTTCAACCGGATACGGCGGGTCAAGGGTTTCAGCCGCGCTGAGAGATGGCACCTTCAAGGTTGTCACAAGGGAGAAGATAGACATCATCGCTAGGTTTCTCTGTGAAGAGGGTTCAAGTAATCCGGCTTACCGAACGTCCAATTTCATAACAGCGTTCGAGCTTTGCCTTCGCGTTGAAGACTTCAACCCTGAGCAATTAACAAGGAAGCTATCGCTCAACCCAAAGACGATTGCAAGAACGGCGACCGTGGATCAGATGCTAGACCAGATTGAAGAAGTCTATAACTACCACCAGCAAATCAAGACGCCGCTCGCGTTTGAGGCAAAGCAGAAGAAGAAGAACTTGACCAAGTAACCACCACGGGGGCCGCATCCTACACGCACCATCTTAACCGAACCAAGCACATGTCCGAAACCCAACTGGTCAAGAAGACCGACATCAAGAGTCTCATTAACTCCGACAGTATGCGCGAGCAATTCGCCCGCGCCCTGCCGAAGCATCTCACCGCCGAGCGGTTTGCCCGGATCGCCATCACGGCGCTGACCCGCACGCCGAAACTCCAGGAGTGCACGCCTGAAAGCCTCATGCGGTGCTTGCTGGATCTTTCATCGTTCGGGATCGAGCCAGACGGCCGGCGGGCGCACCTCATTCCATATGGCCGGGAATGCACCCTAATCCTCGACTGGAAGGGCATCGCTGAACTCGTCATGCGCTCCGGGCTTGTTAGCAACATCCACGCCGACAAGGTTTGCGAGAGCGATGTTTTCGAGACTGACCGGGGGCGCATCGTCAAGCACTCGGTGGACTACCGGGGCGAGCGTGGCGCGGCCTATGCTTACTACGTCATTGTCACCTTCAAGGACGGCTCGGAGAAGTCCGAGATCATGACGAAGCACGAAGTCGAGGCTATCCGCAAGCGGAGCAAGGCAGGCACAAGCGGGCCATGGGTAACAGACTTTGACGAGATGGCCAAGAAGACCGTGTTCCGCCGCGCTGCAAAGTGGCTGCCACTCTCGCCCGAGATCCGCGATGCGTTTGACAAGGACGCGGACGGATTGGCCGAGCTTGGCACGATCCGCAATGTCACGCCGGCAGTGGTGCCGCAGTTCATCCTGCCTAACGCTAGCGAAGAAGGAGGTGAAGCATGAACAAAGACAACGCACATCTTTATCTGCCGCTTGTGCAGGCGCTGGCGGAGGGGAAGACTATTCAGGTAGCTACCATGCTTGGATGGCTAGATTTAGAGTGTTGCGACTTTTCGCACCCCGTGGAGCTTTGCCGCATCAAGCCGGAGCCGCTGGTGTATTTCGTAAACATATACGCCGACGAATTCCCGTGCATTGCCTATAAAACGAGGTTCGCGGCGACAAGCGGGGCGATTTCAAAGCCTATCCGCATCGTCCGCATGATCGAAGCGGAAGGGGGTGAAGCGTGATCCTTGCCGCAACGCTCATCCTCGGCCTGGCGCTTCTCTCTGCGCAGGTCATCGCCGAGTGGTGCCGGATCATCTCCGCCGACGTTGCCAAGCTGCGCTGGGGGCATGTCAAGCCGCTGGAATTTAGACCGCATCCACGCTTTCGACTCATTCACCGCGCTTAACTTATGGACAAAGAAGAACAACGCGAAAGCCTGCGGCAGGATATGCAGAACGTCATTGATCGGCACCTGCTAGAATGCGACCTGTCCAAGGTTGAGATTGTCGGCGTAATCGAGTCTGTAAAACTCGACTGCTATCATGCGCTCCGAGATGTTTACGAGTTCACCGCAGATCTGGAGGGCGAGGAAGAATGACCACCGCCGAATACCGCGCACATCCCGCGCTTAACTTCTCGCTGGCAAAGCATCTCTTGAAAAGCCCCGCGCATTTCAAGGCCGCGCAGGATGAGGAGCGCGAGGAAACCGATGCGATGCGCGTTGGCACGCTCGCCCATGCGATGATCCTAGAGGGAAAAGACCTGCGCGACCTTTACGCCATCAAGCCCGCCGGCATGTCTTTCGCCACCAAGGACGGCAAGGCGTGGCGTGACGAGCAGACGTTGCCCATTCTACGGGAAGAGGACGCTAACAGTATTCCGCGCATGGCTCAGGCGATTGTCAGCAATCAGGATGCCGCCGCAGTCCTTCGCGGTTGCCAACACCGGGAAATGCCGATCTTCGGAACCGTCATGGGTGTTGAGTGCAAGGCATTACTCGATGTCGCTGGTTGCGTTGACGGCGCATGGGTGATTGCCGACCTCAAGACATGCCAGGACTCATCAGCCAGGAGTTTTGGGTGGACGGTCGAAGACATGCACTACGACCTGCAAGCGGCGTGGTATTCAACGATTCTCGCAACCATCCACGATCTCGAAACCCCGCCTTTCTGGGTCTGGCTTGCGATTGAGAAAGCCGCGCCATTTGTTAACCGGGTGTTCACCGCGGAACACTGGATGGACAGCGGCATGGAGAAGCTGGAGCGCGTCCTGACGCTCTACAAGGAGTGCATGGCAAGCGGTGTTTGGCCGATGCCGTATGGCGGAATGACCGCCTTGGAGCGCCCATCGTGGGCATGAGTTAACCAATCCTATCAAAGACCGAACTATGCCCAAGACGGGCGCAACAATCATGATCCAAGACACAATTAACAACGTGCTCCAATGGGGCAAGGACAAGGGCATCACTGGCGACAACGGGCGCGGCACACTGCTGGGTCAAATCACCAAGACTCAAGAGGAAGTCCAGGAGACTCGGGACGCTATCATTGCCCGGTCATGGTGCGGCATTGGCGGCACCTCCTACGAGATCGAGGCGCAAATCAAGGATGGCATCGGTGACGCAACCGTTACGCTTATCCTACTGGCTGACATGATGGGTTGGACGCTGGAAGAATGCCTTAACGTGGCATACGCGGAGATCAAGGGCCGCACCGGGCAGATGGTTGAGGGAATTTTCGTGAAAGACTGAACATATGAAACACACCAAGACGCAAACTGATAGAATCCTTGCCATCCTTGAACGGGGGCGCGGGATCACGCCAATCCAAGCACTGAACAACCTCGGATGCTTCCGCCTATCCGCTCGCATCATGGAGCTTAAAAAGCGCGGGCACGCTATCCGCATGGAGTTAAAGGAGCAGCCTAACGGCAAGCGCGTAGCTCGTTACAGCATGGAAAGGGGGCCGGCATGAAAACCGAACACATCGAATCCGAATGGCGCAGGCTCAACAACCGCCCCGATGACTTCCAGCCAGCACCAGAAGCGCAGCGGATGATGGATCATTTTATTGATGGCTACATGTGCGCCCAAGCGGCAACTCCGAAAGGCGAAACCTCGTCCATGGCAACCCTCCGCCAGGATCTCGACGACGCACGCGGGAACGCCCAATTCTGGTGCGACTCGTCCGCATTCTGGCGCGGCGAGTGCAAGGCCGACATGCGCGAGATTGCGCGGCTTACTGCGATCATCAACGCCAATGGATTAGGGGGGGAGCTATGAACGACCGACCAACACCGGAGACGGATTCGCTTATCAATAGCTGGGACGCGTCCCGTCTCGAAAAGTTCCCGTTCGCTTTTGTGGCAGAAGCCCAAGCATTGATGATGCGCCTAGAGCGCGAGCGCGACGAGGCGCGGGAATTTGAGGCTGAAAATGCCCTTTCGGTCACTAGTCTATGCAAGGCAGTAAGGGATCTCCGCAAGCAACTCACCGAATCCCGCGCCCAAGCCGAGAGGCTGGCGGAGGCGCTGGAGCAATTCATGGGCCGCGTTTACTACAATACGGCCTACATCGATGGGAAACCGCGTGGCGCGAGTTTCAACACTCGCCCTCTCGCGGAGTTTGACGCCGAGGTTGAAAGCGCAAGCGCAGCCCTCGCGGCCTACCGCGCCGCAACGGGAACGGAGGTGGCGAAGTGAGCGACGCCATCGAATACTGCCCGCAATGCACGGCAAACGTGATGTGCCACATGGAGCGCAAATGCGTTCTGAAGAGTATTGCTATGAACGACCGACCAACACCGGAGACGGACGCGGATTTCTGTGACTCTGTAGAGGCAACCAACAGTCCATCGGTGAAACTGATCGAGTGCCTAGAGCGCGAGCGCGACGAGGCTTTGGATCAAGAGCGAATCCACTACGACAACTATCAGTCGCTTCGCGCCTACGCCGAGAGGCTGGCGGAGATACTGCGGTGGCCGACCAACGAAGAGATTGAGCGGTGGCTAGCAGAGACTCGTGCCGAATGTGGAGAGGAGATGCCATAATGAGCGCAGCCCTGTCAAACGACATCGCCCGCTGCAATGGCCACTACACCGACGGCTGGCGCGAAGGATGCGAACACTGCCTGCGGCGGATCGCCCCGAGGTCAGAGCGTGTCGTGATGATCTCGCCCCCGCCGATCATCGCCTTTGAGTGCGAATACCTAATCGAGGAGGACGGGCGATGACCTGCGCCCGATGCAACGGCACCGTGCCAGACCCGTCCTGCTATGTCTGCGCCGATGATGACCAGGAAGAACCCGATTGGTTCGCCGCCGCCAAGGATTGGGAGGAAAGCCAGGAGGAAGATTAGCACCATGGAAAACCTACCGCCCTATCTAATCCCCGCTCTATCACTCGCCGCGCTGTTTATCATCGCCCTGTTTTTTACCCATTACGACGACACCGAAATATGAAGACCATCATTGGAATTGACCCCGGCAAAGGCGGGGGGATCGCGTGGATCTACGACGGCCGGCCATGCGTCGAGAAGATGCCTGACACGCTGAAGGACTTGTTTGATCTACTGCTAGACATCGCCAGCAACAGCGATTGCTCGGCCTATCTGGAGCAGGTCGCCAGCAGCCCGCAGATGGGCGTTAAGTCCGCCTTCACGTTCGGGAACGGTTTCGGCCACCTCGAAATGGCGCTGACCGCTTGCTCGATCCCGTTCCAGCGCATCAGGCCGCAGGCATGGCAAAAGGAGTTAGGATGCATGAGCAAGGGAGATAAGAACGTCACAAAGCGCCGGGCGCAGGAGCTTTTCCCGGAGCTAACAATCACGCACGCAACAGCCGATGCGTTGCTTATCGCGGAGTATGGCCGTCGTCAAAGCTAACCACCGAACAACGAACACTTTCCGAACACAACAGATGAAATTTAAAATTGCAGACCTATTTTGCGGTGCCGGCGGCACCTCCGAGGGCGCCATGGAAGCAGCCGAGTTTTACGGACGTAAGCCCGAGCTAACAGCCATCAATCATTGGCCGGTGGCCATCAATACCCACGAAACCAATCACCCGGCGGCTCGCTCGCTGTGCACCGGCGTGGATGCTGTGAACCCTCGCGACCTTTTCGGGGAGGGAGAGTTAGACATGCTCTGGGCATCACCCGAATGCACTCACCACTCGGTGGCCCGTGGGGGCAAGCCGATCAATGACCAGAGCCGTGCAACAGCTTGGTGTGTTGTCCGCTGGGCAGAAGCTCTGCGGCCGCCGGTGATCCTTGTCGAGAACGTCCCGGAGTTTCAGACCTGGGGGCCGATAGGGAGCAACAACCAGCCGCTGAAGAGCAAGAAGGGCGAGACGTTCCAAGCGTGGCTGGCGGCTCTGCGCTCGCTTGGCTACAAGACCGACTATCGACTACTGTGCGCTGCCGACTACGGCGACCCGACGACGCGCACCCGACTGTTCGTGCAGGCTGTGCGCGGCCGGCGGAAGATCGTTTGGCCTGAGCCAACACACTCCGAGCTTCCAGATATCATGGTTCGGAGGCGATGGAGCACGATTGAATCCGGGGTCATTGATTGGTCAATCGAAGCTCCGCTTTTGACTGAGCGCAAGCGGATGCTGGCACCTCGCACGATTAACCGCATCAATGAGGGTTTTGCCAAATACGGTGCGCCATTCCTGATCGCCATGGAGCACGGAGGTCGGGTTATCCCAGCAACCTCACCAATGCCTACCGTGACGACGGCCAAGGGCGGCGCATTTGCGCTGGTCGTCGAGTATTACGGAAACGGTCGGGCCATCCCAGTGTCTCGACCACTTCCTACTGTAACCTGCAAAGATCGCTTTGGCTTGGTCACCATCAATTCTGGCCTGGTGGGGTTCCGCATGCTCAAGCCGCATGAGTATGCAAGCGCCCAAGGATTTCCCCGCGGATATCAGTTCACTGGCACCAAGACCGAGCAGGTGAAGCAGATCGGCAATGCCGTTCCCCGGCGCCTCGCTCGGGCGATTGTCGCTGCATCCATCTCCCAAAATGCCGATGTCTCAGCCCTTGTGACGGCCGAGGAGGCTAGCGACCGCAATTTCATGCTGGCCGCCGGCTAACACCTTGCCCCCGCCTTAGTAGCGGCCCCGGTAAACACACCCACAGTGTGCTTACGGTCAAACGGGACAACCGCGGGCGGGGGCTAAATTTTAGAAGCAATGAGCACCAACCAACAAAGCGACTTTTTCGATCAGGCGCTTGCCGACCTATGGCTTGGCGATTGGCGCAAAGTCCTCGTCGCGTCTGCCTTGAATCACGTCGAGGCGACAATAGCGCAATACCATGAGTTTGGATGCAGCCGCAGCAGGGTCGACCTGTCCGACTGCCCGCACTGCCACGCAAAACGCTGGCTTTCCAAGCGCGGGTTTATCTGTGCGCCAAACCAACGATGCCACCACTGAGCCAATGAGCACCAACCAAGCAGGCAAAGGAGACAAGCCGCGACCAGTGAACCGCGACCTTTGGGATGCGGCATGGGAGCGGATAAGGGCAAGCCAGGCCAATGATGTCCCCGAAAATAGCTTCGGGGACATCGAGGAAAACCAAGCATCTGCGGGCGTCGAGCATGGCCGCGGTGGCGAGGTAGCGGAGTAGTAAATCTAGAGATATCAAAGACCGAATTATGCACGGGGGCCGCGCATCCTACACGCGGGCAATTTCCAAACACGAACAATCAATATGGCGGGAGACTGGATAAAAATGAGGATGGATCTCGGTGATGACCCTGCGGTCATCTCCATGGCGGAACTACTAGACCGGAGCGAGGACGAGCTTGTTGGCAAGCTCCACCGGCTCTGGTCATGGGCTGACAGGCACGCAACCGATGGGTTCGCGAAGGCGATTACCGCTCGCTGGGTGGACAAGTTCACGGGCGTTGCTGGGTTCGGGGACGCCATGAGTGCTGCTGGCTGGCTAATTTTCAAGGATGAAGGGGTGACGTTCCCCAACTTCGACAAGCACAACGGCAAGTCGGCTAAAACTCGATGCAACGCCACTACCAGGCAGCGTGAGTCACGCAAGCCTTGTGACAAAAGTGTGACACATGTCACAGATCCGTCACGCCAAGACCGTGACAAAAGCGTGACCAGAGAAGAGGAGAGAAGAGAAGAGGAAGAACCACCCCCACCACAAGGCGCGGGAGGAGATCAAACCGGGCCATCGGTCGAGGAATGCGAAACCGACGCCAAACAATGCTTCCCGGCTGATCCCGAATTCGCGGCATCCGTTGGCCGGCAGTTCCACGCGATGTTTGCCGTTAAGCAGTGGCAAACCCAAGGGGGGCACGATCTACGCAAGGGCGGGGCTTGGAAGCACCGGCTGCGGCAGATGATCGAGGAGGAGGCGCGGAAGGGCATTAGCCGCAAGGGTGCTCCGGCACCTGCCGCAAAATCAAAAGGAATGGAGTTCCCGTGGGAAAAGCCTGGATACGTCGCACCATGAAAGAAATCACCAAACCATGCCCGCGATGCGGCAAGCCAATTTCCTTTGAGCCTTCCGAGCACCTACCGAGATCCACCCCGATTTGCGATCCATGCGCCGAATCGCAAGAAATCGAGATCAAGCGGCAGGCTGCTGCCGAGAATTGGGCAAGGATGGCTCTCAGGATGCCGCCAGCGTATCGTAGCGCGATTTATGGGAGGATAGGCGTGGAATACGCACCCCTCCTAAAATGGGCATCTGAGCGCCATAAAACGGGCGCTGGGCTAATTGGCGATTCCGGCTCGGGGAAAAGCTCTGCGGTGGCCGTATTCCTACTTCAGCGCAAACTGCCGTTTCTCTGGTGGTCTGGCACTGAGGCAAGGGATGCGGCGATTGACGCGGCATCATCCGACAATGATCGCGAGGGAGCGCGCAGAAGATGGGAGCACGGCATGACGGTGCCAATTCTCGTCTTGGATGACGTAAGTCAGGGCCGGATGACTGAGGCGTGGTCGTCCAGGCTTTACGACCTGCTAGAGTATCGGGTTGGCCATGGAAAGCCGACGTTCTGGACTAGCCAAATCTCCCTAAACAACCTCGGAGCCAAAATCGCCAGACAGAACGGCGGCGACATGGAGCAATCCGCCGCCATCTGCCGACGCCTAAGCCAGCATTCGCTAATTCTTCAATCCAACCCATCCCACTAATGAGCGCGACAATATCCGATGCGCTGCAAGGCGTGCCAACTGAACTACTGGAAGCGGAGATCATGCGGAGGCGCAAGATCAGCGCCGGGGCAATGGTCGTCGTCAATGCCGTTGCATCAGCATTTGAGCTTACACCGTCCGAGGTTATCGCCAAGCACAAGACCGGGCGCGGAACCAAGGCGCGACAGATGGCAATGACCATGATCCGCCAACGCGGGCTGTCCTTGTGTGAGGTTGCCGCCGTCTTTGGTTGCTCGTCTCACTCAACCGTTATCCAAGCGGCTAAACGTCACTGGCGAGACCTTGCTGATGCTTATTATTGGGAAAGGAGGCAGTTGGCATTGGATATGTTAACAGATTGTCAATAGCTTTAATGCTAGACGCTAACAATCCGCGCAGGTTGAGTGATGGTCAAATGATCTACGAGGAGATTACCGCAGCAAGGGACACAACCGACGATGCGCCACCAAGCGCATTCCGTGAAGCTGCGCGGGATCTTCTATCGCAAATCATTCCCGGCACGGAATTGGTGCTTCAAGGCCCGACCACTCAACAAGGATGGACTAACCTGCGAGCAAAGATGGACGAGGTGCCGGAGGACTACGAGGACGAGGAAGACGATTACAGGGCGGCGCTGAATGCATATTATCACATGGTCGCCAAGTGCTGCACGCATTGCGAGGGGACTATTGGCCAGGGTGTTGGGCTTGAGCAGATCCGTTTTGCCCTTGGCGAGTCAACCCAATCAATGAGCAATGCAGCGGCTGCGCTTAACGTGGACGTTAACACAATCAGCAAGGGGGCGCACAAGTTCATCCGCGACCACGGGTTGCCAGTCCCTTATTGCATGGAGGGCGAGGAGTCCAGCAGGGCGCATCGGGCGGCGAGGATCAAACAGCTAAAGACACCATGACCCACTACCTAACGACAGAGACAGCCGATGTTATGGCTGGCGAGGTTGCGCGCCTGCATGAGCTTGCAGAGCAGCGGCAGGGATCAGTGCTCAATGAGGCGCAAAGCCTGTTTGCCATCCGCCGTCAATGCGCTTCCATTGTCGAGGCAGCGCACGCTAACATGGGCGGGGCAAGGTTCCTTGGATGGTGGAACTCTCACGGTCTACCTGTTGGCTGGGCATCGAGGTATCTACGCATCTCGCGCACCAGCGACCGCAAGGCGATAGCAGACAAGGGGCAGCTTAGACTGATGGGCGTCATACCCGACGTAGAGATCGGGGAGCATGAGGAGTTCTATCGCCAAAGCTGCCGATCAACATCCAATCCGCTTGGATGGATGAATCCATTTGTTAAGTTCAAGGCGCGATTCACTGACGAGGTGATTGATTCGTTTGACGACGTTCAGCGTGAGATTGCGCGCAGGGAGATCGAGCCGCTTGTTAAGATTTACAATAAACTATCTAACCCCATAGATGTTTAGTTATGCGCCCCATAAGGAATCTCTTGCGTTAGTTATCACCTCGGGGGTGCTTCCCCTCTTCGTCATTATCTACGACCTTTGTATTTTTCTACCAATTTGATTCGCCACATGAAAAATAAACCATCAGCCACGCCAATGGGCATCGAGGAGGTTGCGACCACCACACTTATCCCGTATGCCAGAAACAGCAGGACGCATAGCGATGAGCAGGTCGCCCAGATCGCCGCTTCGATTCGAGAGTTCGGATTTACCAACCCCGTCCTAATTGGGGCGGATAACGACATCATCGCAGGTCATGGGCGATTGATGGCGGCTAGAAAACTCGGGCTTGAGGTCGTCCCGTGTATTCGCCTAGGGCATCTCACTGAATCCCAAAAGCGTGCCTACATCATAGCCGACAACAAGCTGGCACTGAACAGCGGGTGGGATGAGGAACTCCTTAAGGTTGAGCTTGCGAGCCTTCGGGACGAGGATGGGTTCGACCTCGGGCTGACGGGTTTCAGTGCGGACGAGATTGCGGCCCTGCTCGCCGAGGTGACGCTGGAAGGCAACACCGATCCAGACGAGGTGCCGGAACCACCGGTCAACCCCGTGTCGGTCATGGGGGATGTTTGGATCATGGGCAAGCACCGGATCGCGTGCGGGGATTGCACGGATATGGGGACTGTGGAGAAAGCGCTCAACGGAGTGCAGCCGCACCTGATGGTGACCGATCCGCCGTATGGGGTCGAGTATGATCCCGCATGGCGGAACGAAGCAAAAAGAGCAGGAGGGAAAGCATTTGGCGCATTCGCTGTTGGCAAAGTAGAGAATGATGGCAAAGCCGACTGGCGCGACGCGTGGTCTCTATTTTCAGGTGACGTTGCTTACGTGTGGCACGCTGGTGTTTTTGCTGGAGTGGTCGCAGACAGCCTTTCGGCTTGCGAATTCGAAATGCGCTCGCAGATTATTTGGGCAAAGGACAGCCATGCGATTAGTCGCGGGCACTACCATTGGCAGCACGAGCCATGTTGGTATGCGGTGAGGAAAGGGAAAACTGGACACTGGGTCGGAGACAGATCGCAGATGACGCTCTGGAAGATACCGAAGCCGCAAAAATCCGAAACCGGCCACTCCACACAGAAGCCCGTCGAGTGCATGAAGCGCCCCATCGAGAACAACAGCTCGCCGGGGCAAGCGGTCTATGAACCGTTCAGCGGAAGCGGCACGACGATCATCGCTGGCGAAATGACCGGCCGCTGCATCCACGCGGTCGAGCTAAATCCCGCCTACGTCGATGTCGCGGTCAAACGCTGGCAGGACTTCACCGGTAAGCAGGCCGTCCACTCCGAGCACGGAAAGACCTTTAGTGAAATGAAGGCCGAACGTGACGCTAACAAATGAGCGAGGCCAAACAAGACAGCGCCCCAACGGTCGAGGCGGCAACCCTTGCGAAGCTTTTCGGATTAACGCCGACGAGGATCTCTCAGCTAGGGAAGTCCGGCGTGCTGCCAAAGGCGAATGAGCGCGGGAAATATCTGCTATGGCCCTCGATCAAGAACTACATCGCGGAGCTTAAAAACCCGAAACTCAACAGATACGGCAGGGCTGATGGGGGTGGTGATGAACCGGAAACACTGCGGATCAAACGCGAGCGCAAGATTGATCTAGAGTGCGCCAAGTTGAATCACCAGGTCAAGGTGATGGAGGGCGAATACATTTCCCGCGAATCCCAAATTCAAGCGGGACTCATGGCCGGCCAAGCCATCAAACAGTTGATCCTCAAAATCCCCGCAGAGCTACCGCAAGCACTCCTTGGCCTAGACTATTCCGGCGCACTGCAAAAATGCGAGGACTACGCGCACGCCATGCTGACCGAAATCTCCTCAGCCGAAACCTACGAATCGTAATTTATGAATGCCGATCAAATACCCCAATGCCCCGAGTGCGGATCAGCGACGGATGTGTCGAGCGTCCCCGGCGGATTCATCTGCGCTTTTCCAGACTGCAAGGGGGAGGTGTTCATCGGCAAGCCGCGCCCGACAATCCCCGACTCAGGTTCCCGCACCGAATTTGCAACCGGGGCAGTCCGTGACGCCATGGCCGGCAAGGGTCAGCCGTCGCGCATCCCGCCAAACTTTATCCGCTCAGTCTCCCGGCGTTTTGAGGATGGCGCGGCGAAATATCCAGACATCAACGGAAAGCCAAACTGGATGCACGGGATTCCCCTTTCCCGCTACCTTGACGCCATCGCCCGCCACTCAATGCAGATGGCGGAGGGCGATGCAACGGAAGACCACGTTGGCGCAGTTGGTTGGAACGCTGCTGGGTTTCAATGGACGCTTGAGCAGATCCAGGCGGGCAAGCTTCCCATCGAGCTGGACGACAGACCATTTAAATGAGCATCACCCGCGAGTCATCCCCCTACCTCTGGGGGCTTGTCACCGGCGCAAAACCGCCAGACCGTTTGCCGCTTTCCCAGAAGGCAGCGCGGGAGGTCTATCTTGCCGATTCGCAATATGGGGCGAAATACGACCCCGACATGGTGCCGGCGCACGCGCACGTTTTGGATGCGTTCCAAGATCCGCGCATCAAGGAGATTGCCAACGTGGCAGTCACGGGGTTTGGCAAGACAACGATCTTTGAGGTCGCCGTGTCCTACGTCGTCGCGGAGAACCCCGGGCCGGCCGGGATCTGGTCGAACAGCAACCACACGACCAAGTTCTGGATGGAGTCGCGAATGTTGAAGGTGCTGAAACGCTCGCCATGGACTCGGGGATTCCTGCCAACGGGCGCAAACCGCAACGACGCAAAGAAGGATCAAATCATCTTTGCTCACATGGCGCTTTCTGCCGGTGGCGCCAACAAGTCGAACACACAGGAGAAATCCCTCCGCTACTGTTTCGGGGATGAGGTCTGGGAATGGGACGACGGGCTAATTGAGGAAGTATTAGCTCGGCATCACAACCGGATGAACCGCAAAGCGCTCTTCCAGAGCCAAGGCGGCGACGAGGGGACGGAATGGCACAAGTTTTGCCTCGACGGGAAATGGCACGAGGCGCACCACCGATGCCCAAGCTGCGAGGAATACTTTCCTGTGACGATGGGGAAGAACGGAATCCTTCAGTTTGAAAAGATCAGGGACGCGAACGGGGAATACGATTGGCCGCGCATCAACGAATCAATCCGCCTTGTGTGCCCTGGTTGCGGCGAGGAGTTTGCCGACACCGACACAAACCGAAAACGTTGGGCAATCTGCAAGCCGGTATGGAATGGCAACAAACACAAGGCGGATCGCGTGACGTTCACGCATACCTTTCTAACCGTCTGGAATAAGGAGTGGAGCGAGGTCGTCTTTAAGTGGATCGAGGCGAACGACCAGATCAAGCGCGGCAACCTTGAGCCGATGCGGCAGTTTGTGAACAAGCGGCTGGGGCAATTCTTTGTGGTGCCGGCTGATACGCCCAAGCTCGACATGGGCGGCGAGCCATACAGCAAGGAGCAATACCACAACGGGGAAATCTGGGAGGGCGAGCACTTCCGGTTCATGCACATCGACGTTCAGAAGGGGCATTTCTGGGCTGCCATCCGCGCTTGCAAGCTCAATGGTGGAGGGTCGCGCTTGCTCTGGGAGGGCAAGGTGGACACATGGCAAACACTCTTTTACCTGCAAGAGCGATACGGGGTTGAAAATCCCCGCGTGCATATCGACGGAGGCTACGAGATTGACGAGATTGTTAGGCAGGTAACAGCTCATTGCGGCAAGGACTTGGCGGGTCAATGGCAAATCCTCATCGGGGAGGACTCAAGTAATGGCTACCAATACGAAGTCGGAAACGCCAAGAAGCCGCGGAAGGTCTGGAAGATTTTTAGCAAATGGAACTACGGGCGCACCAGTTGCCAGTTACCTTATCGCGCAATCCGATTCTCCAACCTGCGCGCCAAGGATGCGCTCAAGGGAATCATGGCAATTGGCAATGGCAACTTTGGCGTGCCTGTCGATGTGTCCAAGGAATACGTCGTGCAGATGGCAAGCGAGATCAAGAAGGAGTTCTCCCCCGGCAAATGGCGATGGGAGAAGATCAAGAGCCATTACGACAACCACTTGTGGGATAACGAGGTCGGAATCGTTGTGGCGCAGGCGATGACCGGCGTGCTGAAGATCGAGGCGGATGATTGAGTTGAAACCTTGCATTCGGCATGGACGTAAAGCCCGCCGAGAAACCCGCAGTAAAGGCGGGGGACATTGCCAAGATCAAATCCAAGGGGGGCGACCGCGGCCCGTTTTACGTCGTCCAGATCGACGGTGACACGGCGACATTGCAGGGATTGGCGCAGTTCGAAGCGCCAGTTGCGGATCTGATCGCGGGTTGAAGCGCGGGCAAGCATAATGGCCCGATACGACATCCGCACCCTCCGAAAGTGGATTGCATACGGCAATCGCTCTGCGGAGAACCTGGCCAACATGGAGACGTGGCGCGATGAGGCTATGACCGAAACCGCCAACAACAAAGGCGGCGACATCCTGAGCGGTGGAGCGGGCGGCGTTAACTTTTCCCGCGAGGCAGGGCTTGGAACTGAGGGATGGTCTGACCTTTTGCACGACGCACTAACGCACATCGAAAACGGGACAATCCCAACAAGCCGCACGCTTGGCCGAATCGGTTAAATTATGCCAATCCTCGACAGCCACGGCAACCCGGTAGTGAGCCAAACACGATTTGCCAACGCGGCGAATCGCGGAGACCGGAGCATGCCGCCCGAGCCGCTCTTTAAGGACGACTTCGATAAGCTGGTTCCCGATTGGGATCGGCAGGCGATTGTCAGCGGGTCGCGGAAGATGTTTACAAACTTCCCGCCGGCCAAGGGAGTCATCACCCAGAAGGCTAACAACGTCGTCGGGCGCGCATGGTCGCCAGTGTTTGACGGGCAAGACAAGGATTGGGGGCGATTGGCGACGGATTGGCTAATGGGTCAATGGTATGGCATGTGCGACGTTCGCGGGCCGGCGTTCGACTTCAAAACCCTGCTCTGGCTCGACAGCGTGGCGCTCGACCGTGACGGGGACTACCTGATTGTCTTCTCCGAGGGCGAGGGCGGTTATCCGCTAACCCGTCGAGTTCCGGCAAACCGAATCGGCCAGCGCAACGGGTTTGATAGCGTCGTCTCAGAAGGCCCATACAAGGGGCGCAAGATCGCGCACGGTGTCATCTTTGGCGAGCATCGCCGCCCGCTCGCATACCGCATTCTAGGTGACACAGCAGCGGAGGATGTGGATGTTTCAGCAAGCGACTGCATCCATGCGCTCGACCCGCTCTGGCACGATCAAAGCCGGGGGATGCCGACGCTTTCCGGCTCGCTGAATTTCATCCGCTCAAGCCTCCGCTCGCACGAATGGGAGCAAATGGCGCAACTGATGATGAGCCAACTTGCGCTTGTCGAATACAACGAGACCGGCGGGCCGGATTATGACGATCCAAGCAACAGCCTAACCACGCTATCGACCAGCGCAGACGGATCGCCAGACCTGCAAAGCCCAACGGTTGAGACGTTGCACGGCGGATCTATCCGCTATTTCCGCAGCAACTCTGGCGGCAAGATTGAGACGGTTGACCAATCACGCCCCGGCGAGGTTTGGGAGAATTTCCAAGATCGGGTAATACGCATCATGTGCGCCGACGCTGATTGGCCGTATGAGCTAGGATGGAAGCCAGCAGATGCCAACGCGGCACTTGTCCGCAATATCCAAGAACGTGCACGCATGGCTGTTGAGGATCGGCAGGATGTCATCGGCGGGCCGGCCCTGCGCGTTATCCGCTGGGCATTGGCGAAAGCCATGAAGGCGGGAATCCTGCCCTATCCCAAAACCCAATCCGATTGGTGGCGTTGGCATTTCTCGATGCCGGCCAAGTTTTCGGTGGACAAGGGGCGCGATGCCCAACAGCGCCGCGAGGATTACAAGATGGGATTTGTTAACCGTGCCGATGTCATCGCTGAAAGTGGCGGAAACATCGAGGATGTGGATACAGCCCGCATCAAGGAAATCTTTGATCGGGAAGTGAAGATCCGCGCCGCCGAGGAAGCCTATGGAATCCAGATGGATCGCCGCCTGTTTTACATGATGGGGCCAAATGACATGGCGCAAGAACCAGCCGATGACGGCGAGGAAACCCCGAAACCAAAACCAAAAGATGAACCTTCTCAAGATTGAAAACCGGGTTGGGCGCGTGCGCCTCAACGACGTTGTGAACCCGTGGAGCGCCGATGAACTCATCGGAGACATTGAGCGCATCTACGGCGCCAAGGCTGTTAGCGATCAAATGGTGGTCGGTGGATTCATGGCCACCGACGAAGGCGCGCTTGAGGTGCTAGAGCTAGACATCCATACACCCGGCGGCAGCATCCTTGACGGTTACCGCATCCATCAATCCCTGATGCAGATGCGCGAGCGTGGCGTGAAGGTCATCGCCAACGTCAACACCCTGGCCGCCTCCATGGGCAGCGTCATCATCATGGCCGCGGACGAGATCAACATCGTCAACGGCGGGCGGATCATGATCCACGAAGCGGCGCAGACGGTTAGCGGGAATGCCGCCGACCATGCCCGCGCAGCCAAGAACCTTGACGAGATGAGCGACGAAATCGCCGCCGTCTATGCAAACCGCACTGGGGCCGGCGTCGATGAGATGCGCGCACTCATGAAGGCGGAAACATGGATGGGAGCCAAGGAAGCCGTGGAACGTGGCTTTGCCGACAAGATCATCGGAGCGCCACCAGTTGAAACCGCCAAACAATCAGAAAAACAAAACGCCATGGGATTATTTTCAAAACCAGACAACGCCGAAGCATTTGCAGTGCTCGAAAACCGCATTAGCGAACTAGAAGCCGATTGCATCGCCCGCGACGCCGAGCTTGCCAGCGCACGCGCAGAGGCAACCACTCAGGCCGAGGCAGTCGCCAGCTTGCACGGTGAGCTTGCCGCAACCTTGGCCGCACTGGACGAGGCTAAGAACTCGCTCGCAGAACTATCGGTCGAGGCGGATGAAGCCTTGAACAAGGTTGAAAGCTTCGATGCGGAACTAGAAGCCGCCGTTATCAACAGCATGGCCGCACTTGGCTTTTCCGGCAAATTGCCGGAATCCGACAATAACGACCATGAGGCCAATTCTCTTACCCGTGACGCCTTCAACGCTCTCTCGCCATCCGGCAAGATGGCGTTCGTAAAGGGTGGCGGAAAGCTCATCTAACCATCTCCAACCAACCAATCTCCAAATAACAAAAGCATATGGCTAACACCCTGACCAATCTAATCCCCAACGTTTACGCTGCCCTTGACGTGGTCAGCCGTGAGCTTGTGGGCGCACTCCCCGGCGTCTCCCGCGATGCCAAGGCCGACCGTCTCGCGACAGGTCAAACCCTCCGCTCGCACATTGCACCAGCGCAAACATCCTCGACCTACACCCCGTCGATGGCTGTTCCCTCTGCTGTTGATCGCGTGATCGGCAACGCTGATTTGACGCTCTCCAAGAACAAGTATTCTGCCTTCTCATGGACTGGTGAAGAAGAATACGCTGTTGACCAAGGTTCCGGTCATCTCTCCATCCAACAAGACCAGATCGCCCAAGCGTTCCGCGTCCTCGTCAATGAGATGGAGTCCGATGTTTGCGCCGCGCTTGCCCTTGGTGCCAGTCGCGCCACGGGTGCCGCCGGCACGACTCCGTTTGCCTCGACGCTGGCTGACTCGGCCAACGTCCGCAAGATCCTTGACGACAACGGTGCGCCTCTATCGGCTCGCTCGCTGGTCATCAACACCAGCGCAGGCGCCACGCTCCGCACCCAGAGCCAACTGACCAAGGCGAACGAGGCGGGAAGCGCCATGACCCTGCGCGATGGCGAGTTACTCAACCTGCACGGTTTCAGCGTCCGCGAGTCTGCCCAGATCGCCGCTCCAGCCGTCGGGACTTCCGCGACTGCGGTTGCCGCAACTGGTGGCATCGCACTTGGCGCGACCGACATCGTCCTAAAGGCCGCCGGCACGGGCACGATTGTTGCCGGTGACGTCATCACCTTCGCGGGTGATACCGACAACCAGTATGTTGTGACCGCTGGAGCCGCCGCGGTTTCTGGCGCGACGATCAGCATCGCCGCCCCGGGTATCCGTAAGGCAATGACCGGCGAGCAAGCGATCACCATCGTCGCCACCGGCCCGCGCAACTTGGCCTTCTCGTCCAATGCGCTATTGCTTGCCACCCGTCTGCCAGTCTTCCCTTCGCAAGGCGACTTGGCAATCGATAACGAAGTCGTGACTGACCCGCGCACCGGGATCAGCTTTGACCTTCGCGTGTATCCTGGTGACGGCATGGTGCTCTACCGCTTGCATGCCCTCTGGGGTATGAAGGTGGTCAAGCCTGAGCATTGCGCGATTCTTCTAGGCTAAGGTTTCTTCGTTGTGTTGTTCGGTCGGCGTCCGCTCCTGCAAAGGGGCGGGCGCTTTCTTTTTGATACCCGCCTAAGCTTATATGGGCGTTCAATCCTTTATCAAATCGGCGCTAACCTCATGTCTTGGGGTTATGGATGCGGAATCAGTTACCATTGGCGAGGACTCCGCGCTTGGCGTTATTGACATGACTGACAGCATGATGAATCTGGACATTGGCGGCGATGACAACAAGAGATCGTTGCGCGCCATCTTCCCGGCTGATGCCTTTGCCACCCTGCCGAAGTCCGGCCAGCGCGCGACCTGCCGCGGCAAGACGTGGAAGATCATCGAGGTGGACATCGGTCAAGCGGTGCTCTCGATCACCCTTGAGGAAACTGACAGGCGGAAATGAGCATTCGACTCAATAGCGCCGACGAGGCATCGCTCAATGCAGACCTCAACCGTCTAGCAATCGAGACGGGGAAAACCATGCGTGAGGTTCTCCCGCCCCAGATGCGTCTTCTTGCCGCGGATCTAGCGCACGTTACCTATCCCAAAGGCAGATCCCCCGGGGACAACGCCGATGCGATAAAGAAGATCGCCGCCCGAATTGCGTCTATTTACCCCCCGGTTGGCGCGGTTGTGAACGAGATCAAGAAAAAGGATGAGCAAGTCGGTATTCGCTTTGCCGTCCTAATATCAAAACGTGACTACTTGGCCGCGCAAAAAATCTTGGACACCTACACCCCCGAGTTGGGGATAAAGGTTGGCGCTTTTGACGGCGGATCACTGCACCGCGCACAGCGCGAAAAAAAGAAGATCAAAGACCGACTTCTCGCGCCTGGTTACTCACGGGTTGAGGCATACATAAAAAAGAGCGTAAGGCTTTCTGGCTTTGCTAAAGGTGGTTTCGCCACCGCGGCGCGTGAGCTTGGAGGAGTCCGCGGGATTCCGGGCTGGGCGACACGCCAGAAGTCGCCCGGTTCAGGGAGGATCATGGGAGACGGGAAGTCGCTTACTGTGAGCCTCCAAAACGATGTGAGATACATCTCTGAAATCTTAAAGCCGGGGGATTCGGCTGCGGCAATGAGCGCCCGAACCGCGGCGGTTGGAAAGCTACTCAAGAGAATCCAGACCAATAAAATCCGCAAAGCAAGCAGACACTTAAGATGACCCTGACTCGAAAACTAGAAGCCGCATTTGCTGCCTACCTCGGCGCCAGCATCGACGACGAGGAACTCAACATCTACCCAGGACACGACCGCGCCCCGGTGGATGACGAAGGCGAAAGCGCTGTGAGATATCCGGCGCTATTGGTCTACGCGGAGAACTCCCAGCCATTCGGGGACATGCCGCCGGCTGCGGGTATCAGATCCGTTAGCCTGCGGCTGGAGATCATCGTGGACTCGACCAACGAGGAAGACGCTGATCGGGAGCGGCTCGATGATTGGCGAGCCGCCATCGACCTTGCCGCGGGTGATGTCTCGTCCATCCAGATGGCGATGAATGCACCGGAGGACGAGGAGGATGATGAGCGCAGCGTGACCGGCCTGCATGTCTACGATGTGCTTGCTAGTGGTGAACCGTCCGAGATGAACGGCACAGAATGGATTGAACAGTTCACCTACGACATCATAGCTCAAAATGGGGACGGTTAGGCGCGGTTGAAACAACGGGAAAGGGGAACCCTAATTTTTCCCCACTATGGCAGCAACTGAATATGGCACGGCTCACGTTTTCGGCATTGCCGCAGGCGTCGGCGCAATCACCAACGCAACGGTCACGGGCTTTGACGTAACCGATGAGCACAAGAACCGCACGCAGGTTGTCAATGAACTCGGCAACGAGATCCTTGACCGTTACGACGACCTGCATAAGACGGGCACGATTACCTGTCGCATTCGCAGCGCATACACCGTGGCAGCAGCTGCGACCCAGATCACCTACAACAGCGTGAAGTATATCATCACTTCCGTTGCCCGTGCTGAGTCGTCAGGTGATTTCGTGCAGATCACCTACAACATCAAGACCAGCGAATACATCACGCTTGCCTAAATGGACGAGGGATTTCTAACCGCATGCTTTCCCCGTGGCGTGAAGGTATGCGGGGAGAAGTTAACCGTCTTTTCTCCTTATCACTACTTAATGCTGCGGGCGATCAACAGCCCGTTCCTTGAGGAGCGAGGGAGGATTACCCCGGCGGATTTGCTGGTTGCCATCCACGTTTGCACACATCGATTCGGCGGGGAAATCAACCTAAAGCCACGGCTGCGGGATATCTGGCACCGTTGGAGGTTGACGCGGAGCATGCCGCATTTCAAGGCGACCTGTGAGAGGTTCGCCTGTTTTATTGGCGATCATATGACCGGCCCTAGGTTCTGGGAGACAGTTCACGGCGGGCAGAAGACGCGGCAGTTAACAGCGCCCGATATCATGATTTCGATTTGTGATCTGATGATGCGCGGCCACATCCCCGAGTCTCAGGCGTGGGATATGTCATTTGCTCGCGCCAAGTGGATCAGTGCAACCATGGCAGAGTTGGAGGGAGCGGAGCGCCGTTTCCTCTATGAAGACGAGTTGAAAGACCCCGATTAGTAATGCTTAGATGGGTATTCGGAGCCGACACCAAACCGTTTCAAGCGGGCTTGGCGCAGATGCGAACGCAAACAAGCGCGTTCTCCGCCAGTGTCGGACGCATGATTGCGGGCGCTTTTGGTGTCGGGGCGATCATCTCTGGGTTCTCAAGGCTTGCTTCGGGCATGGTTGATTTCATGCAGGAAATGGCGCGCATCGACGACCTAAGTAAGCGGTTCGGTGAAAATGCCGAGACGCTTCAGCGAGTAGGGAACACGGCGGAACTCGCCGGGTCGGATCTTGAGAATGTGGCGAAAGCCATGACCAAGGTAACGCAGAACGCAGTTAAGGCGGCTGGCGGGAGTAAGGAGATGTCCAAGGCGTTTGCCGGCCTTGGCATCAATGCTGCTGAATTTGCAGATTTGCCGATGGATCAAAAGCTTGTCGCCTTGGCTACAGCCTATGAAGCGAGCGGAAGTAGCGCGCAAGGATTGGCAAATATGATGGCGATCCTCGGCAAGTCCGGCGCTGACATTATCCCGATGTTGACGGAGGGGCCGGAGAAGCTCACCCAACAACTAAAGGACGCAAAGGTTGTGGCGCAAAGCGTTGTTACCCAGATGGCGGCACTCGATGACGCGTGGGCATCTACAAAGCAGGGACTCAAGTCGAGCCTTGGCGACCAGATCCAGAAGTTGCAACTTGCGTATTCACTACTCAAAAACAAAGGCGACCTACTCCAGACAACTAGGGATGTTTTCGGCGGCAAAGAACCACCGGCAAAACCTAAGACAAATGAGTTAGACGAGGACTCAGAGAAGGAGAAGGAAAAGCTGGCCGAGGAAATTGAAAAACTGAAAGAAGAGTCGCGCCAACGCCAGCTATCGCTAGCGGAGAAGATCCTAGATGCCGAGAAAAGGATTGCGGATCTTGCGTTTGAGTCGCGATACGGGCCAGGTGATGATAACGACCGGCTTGAAGCAACAAAGAAAATCCTTGAGGCGCAAAAGGAGTTGGACGGGCTACAGAAAGAGCAATCCCAAAAGACAGAGCGCGAGAATGCCGACGCATTCAAGGAGGTTGCGGAAAAGCAAAAGCGGATTGACGACCTTGCCGCCGCCGAGGCCGAAGACGAGCGCAACCGCAAATTCGGGAAGCTGGACGAGGCCGGCAAAATCAAAATGCTATCCGAGGAGCGTGATGCACTAAATCAGCAATCAAAGCTATTGGGTCAAGTTGACCCATTCACGGGCGAGAAGGCGGATGAAGAAGGCTCCATCCAAGCCCGCATCGACGCCAAGAAGAAGCAGGACGAGATCGACGGAATGGGCAAGCGCGAGACCAGAGAAGCACCCGCCATCATGGCCGAGGATATCCGCAGGGCAGGCGGCGGCGGATTTGCCAGCATGACCACCATCGACCCGGCCCGCGAGGCGTTGAGCAAATATGATACGATGATTCAGAAGCTCGACAGCATCGACCGCAAAACAAAGGCGGGAACCAACAACATCCCGCCACCAATTTAGTATGTCGGAAACCACATTTGGAGCATTCACGCCGGCACCTGATGGCATCGCAAACCTAGGGATTGGCCCCGGCGTCGTCCCCCAGCCGGGGATGTCGATCAACTATAAATCTGACGGATCTTGCGAGGGGCAGGTTAAGTATCGCTGCGACGTTTCAGACCGTGGCAACCTGCCGGGGATTGGCGCAACCCATCCACTAGAGGCGCGGGCAATTTGCCATGACATCTCCATTGAGTATGTCGGCAATCGCATCATTGAGGCAACGGGCAGTTTTCACGGGATTGATTTCGGCATGGGCGAGAGCACGCCGCCAACCATCGAATACCCCGGCAGCGTGGATCAGATGCCGATTCAGATTCACCCGCGCTTCACGATCATCGCGGGCACACCGGCGAGTGTGCCGCCGGTCAACGGGGCGCGATGGGTTGACCCGGTGACGCGAGAGGTTAGCACGGCTGACGATGCGGAGTTCGACGGCTTCCGAGACCCTGGCTTCCCAACGTTCTACGGTGTCGAGGTATTCTTCCAAAGCCGCCCGCTAGTCTATCGCACCTATTGGAGCAACCGCCCGCCCGTAGTGCAGGAGGGCTGCACCATCGTTGACAGAATCCCCGGCTTTACCAACCCCCCTGGCATCGCCAACTGGCTTTTGCTGGATACACCATTTCAGCAGGTCGGCAAAAACGCTTATCGGGTCACTGAGCAATACAAGGGCAGTCCGGCACCGGGCTGGAATCCATCGATTTACCGAAGGCCATGAAAAACGCGCAAGGCTTCCCAGACCCCGGCGTGAAGGGTGAGCCCGGCATTCTCGGTGCTATTCATCGCCGGCAGTCGATCAACCCCGGCAATGCGTCCGTGGTCCATTTGCCGACGGGGACGGCTGTATCTATCCCGCAGAGGAAGCAAGCGCCGGGAGGTGCAAAGCCCGGCCCGTTTGAGCCGGTGCTGTCTGGCAATTTCACGGATGGCTGGGAGGTCACTGTGACGACTGGGGAAATCCGCAGTTTTGAGGATGTCACACCGCTTGCATCCATCGACAACATCGCAACGTCACTTGATGGGGTGTCAGCTGGTGATGTTGTCTATCTAAAATTCCTCAACGGCATCTCGATTTACTACGCCAGCGTCCACGTCGGAACTGTTGGCGATGACGGCGAAGGCTGGGAGGATTACCCGGCCAGGGGCAAATTTAGCACCTCCCCGCCCTACGACATGACCGAGAGCTACCTTGAGTTGGCCCGCGTCGAAAACACAGACCCCGAGGATCTTGAATCCCCGCTCCGCTTGGCCGGCATCTGGAAGAGCGGCCACATCGTGACCCAGCAGGCGTTCGTCTACGGAAAACTAGGAGCGTTTGCTTTTCCCGGCAACTGATGATCGCCATCCCCAAGTTTGACCTGCCACGGGTGGCACTCCCTGAGTATGCGGAGCTTTCCGGTGTCGGCAACATGACGCCCCACCTATACGCCCAGATGGTCTATGGCGTGCGGACATGGGAGGTGAGTGAGTTCACAATCACGCGCTCGGTCGATGATCCAGACCCAGAGGCTGGCATCGGGGCGCGGGTCATGCAGACGGGGCAGGTTGCAGCTCTTGATGTCGTGCCAATGATGGCGGAAAATGAGGATGGCACCGGCGAGGTTTTAGACATCCCGCAGGGTGAAGAGTGGCGCTTATTCCAGACGCCAGACCCTGCATATGGCAGAGACTTCCCGTGGGCGTGGATTCGCAACATTACCGTGACCCCGCTTGATTACGCGGAGGACACTCCCGAGTGGGAAATTCAGGTCAGGATCACACCCCGCTGGCTACAATCCGCCGAGATATACGCCGACGAGGTTTACGACGAGGTAGAGGACGTTACCGATTATTTCCCAGTGGGGCCGTGGTGGACAAGGCTGCTGCTGGAAACTGATGACACAATCGAAACCGTCCCGATGGATTGGCCGTGGCTACTATCCTACACCCGCGCCTATATTGACGCTACTGATGCACTGTGGGCGCCATTTAAGATCCAGATTGTAGACGGCACCGGCTACATCGCGTTTCAAAACGATCAAGTCCCCTCTACTATCCCGCCCGCAGCCGGGGGCGAGGGCGAGATCAACATGCTAGGCGAGACATTCCCGACCATCTTTCATGGCAGCCTTTCCGTGCTCGACCCTGACGGCGCCCGCATCGAGGACTTCACCATGACCGCCACCGAGTGGTGGAGCTACGGAGGCAAGATCGACACGGAGACGGGCGCGCCGCTTTGACGGGTTGAAACCCAGCCATAACCAATGGCTCGCCGCTCGCTTAACTTCATTGCCGACACAGCCACCGGGAGGCTTTTGCAGTCCACCAGTGCGACGACATCCGCCGCTGTTCCGGCGCTTGTCTTTGGCGACACCGTCCCGGTCACGGTTTTGCTTGTCGAGCCAAACCCCGGCGGCGGAATTGATAACCCATGGCGCAACGTCGATCTTGACGGGCGCACGATCCGCATTGCGATTGGAACCCCAGGCGGGGAGCCAGCTGCATACGCGGAGATCGTAGGAGAGCCAATTGCGCCGGATATCGACATTGCCGACCTTGGGTCGTCTGGCTTTGAGTCGCAGTCGATCACGCTAACCGGTGACATTGACGGCGGCACCTATCGGCTGGAATACGACGGCGATTATAGCGACGAGATCGCACACGACGCCACGCCCGCCACGCTACAAGTTGCATTGCGCGCCTTGACATCGCTTGCCGTATCTGTCTCTGGCGCATTCCCGGCCTACGTCGTCAAGTTCCCCGCCGATGTTGTCGATCCAGAATTATTCACCGCTGATCCATCAGGATTGCGCCCGCCGGCTTGGCGATCTGGCGACCTATCGCTGAACACCGATGAGATGGACGACTTGCTAGACAGCAAGGCGAGCGTGCAAACACAATTTGAGATTGAGCTTTGGGATGACACCGAATCCGAGGCGTGGACTGTTTTTCAGGGGCCGGTCACTGTCCGCAATGAGGTGATTCCCGGCGACCCAACGACGCCGACAAGCGGGCCGATCTACCCGACCCTTGAGGGTCTGGTTGCGCTCCGATTGGTCAACCTATCAATCTACAACAACAGCGGCGACGACGTGACCTTTAACGACGTGCTCTGCCCCTATGAGGAGTTGACGCCAGTTGGCGAGGTTGACCCACTCAACGTCACCTATGTCGCCGCAAGCTCCGCATCGATCGTCGGCCAATCTGACGGCGAGGTTGATTGCGGATTTACCAGCGGAACATCCATCAGCACGGGAGGCGTGCTTGCGTTGCCAATAGTCACCCGCCCCGGCAGCACTGTTACCCTTAGCCTTGTTGGCGCATAATAAATCCAGCAATCCAATGAGCGCAGCCACCTATAACCTAGCCATTGAGGCCGGCACAACCTACCGCCGCACGCTGCGCTTTTTCACCGATACGGCGCGCACTGTTCCGGTGGATTTGACCGGATGCGAGATCGCCGCATGGATGACGCGCAACGCCCGCAAGGTTGAGTTTGCCGTTGAGATCACCGATGCGGAAAACGGCACGGCGACCATCTATCTAGCCCCCGCGCAGACCATCGATATCCCGCCGAGTGCCTATGCGTGGGACATGCTCCTGCGCGACCCTTCCGGCGACATTGCAAAAACCTTCAAGGGCATCGTTGCAGTTAGCCCAACGCAAACCCAGTTGCCATGAGTGTTTTAATCATCGAGGAAGACGACTCAATTTCGTTTGTTGAGATTGCCGAGCAAGGCCCGGAAGGTCGCCCAGGCGAGAGCGCTTACGAGTTGGCCGTAGACGCCGGCTACGAGGGCACAGAGGAGGACTGGATCGCCGCCGTTGAGGCTGCGCGCACCTCTGCCGAGGAGTCCGCTGAGACTGCCGAGGGGTTTGCCGAGACTGCCGGCGCCGCAGCAACCGCTGCTGAGGGATTTGCCGATACCGCATCCGCTGCTGCGACATCCGCAGCAGATGATGCCAGCGCCGCCAGTGCATCAGCCACGGCCGCCGAGAGCGCCAAAGATGCCGCAGAGGATGCCGCCGTAGCTGCCGGGCTTTCAGAGACCGCAGCAAGCGCGGCTGAATCCACGGCATCCAACTGGGCCTTCACCGCGACCACGCAAGCCACAACCGCGACCACGCAAGCGGGCGAGGCAGCAACCAGCGCCACCACGGCGAGCAACTCGGCGAGTGCCGCCGCAACCAGCGCAACGGCTGCTAGCGGGTCTGCCAGCGCAGCCAGCGCCAGCGCAGCCTCTGCATCATCGAGCGCAACCACGGCGACGACCCAAGCGGGCATCGCGACGACCAAGGCCGGCGAGGCTGCAACAAGCGCAACCTCTGCCAGCGCAAGCGCAGCCATTGCGCTACCCACGACCATCACCGAAAGCACGACGGCCCGCACGCTGGCGCTAACGGATAGCGGCAAATTCATCCGCCTCACCAACGCATCAAGCTGCGCCATCACCGTGCCTCCGCAAACCGATGTTACATGGTCGGACGGCGACATCATCTATTTCCGCATCGCCGCGGCTGGCATTCCGACAATTGTCGAGGGATTGGGCGTGACCGTTAACAACAAGGCCGCCGTTTCCTACATGGCGCAGCACGGAACTTTTGCCCTGCGCCGCACCTCCACCTCTAACGTCTGGGATCTGATCTAATGTTACTGGACACTGTATCCGCATCCCGTCGCCGTGACGTTTACGACGTTGACGCTCAGGCGTATATTACGGCTGTAGAGGCGGCGGATGGTCAGCGACTTGAGGATTCTGTTAGGGTTGCAATACACAATTTTGTTATTGGGTGCAAAGCGGATGCGTCTCCCGCAACCGGCGTTAGTAATTGGGCTGCTATGGGCAAAGCCTTCCTTATGCGAGGGCCTAGAACGATTGCTGGAGCTTTCACTCCACTAAAAGGCTCCGCAGGAACCAATAATGGCTTCACCAATAGTGACTACTCTCGAAAACGCGGCCCCCTTAGTAATGGTGTAAAAAATTTCAGCACCGGAACAGGCGGCACCGATTACGCAACAAACAACCACCACATGGCAACTTGGTTGTCGGATTGGTCAGTAAGCGCAAACCTAATTCGGAGCGGAGGAATCGCCTACTTGATCACGGCATCTGGTGGGGCTGGAACATCTACGATTCAAACCAGAAGTCGAAGTCTGTCCCGCTTCGACACAAGTCCGGCTGTGACGGCTACGGGCTACAATGGCTTTGTTGGTGTGTCGCGCACCGTTAGCGCCAATTACCAATCTTTGGCCAATGGATCAATTGCGACTCATACGACCACATCTTCCACACCCAGCGCAGCAGGAACACTTTTGTGGGATTCAATCTCCTCCACCTTTTCGCTGGGGTTTCATAGCGAGGGCAACGCAGTGACACTAACTAGTTTGAGGACACGCCTGACAGACTACATGAACGCAATTGCGGTATTACCATAACTCATCATGCAGCACATCTACGACCCCGCCACCTCCCGCGTCCTATGGTCTGGCCCCGCGTATATCGTGGACGGCGCTCCCGGCATCGTCGACCCGCCGCTCGTCCTGCTCGATGAGGTCAACCCGGAGCCTCCGCAATACGACCCCGCCACCCAGACGCTGGAGCAATCCCGCGCTGCCGATCTGGACGCAAAGGAATGGCGCACCGTCTGGACTATCCGTGACCTAACGACCGAGGAGATCGCCGCCGCCCATGCCATCGCACCCGTTACCCCGCGCCAGTTCCGGCTTGCCCTGATAGGCATCGGCATCAGCCCCGCCGCTATCTCGGCCATGCTTGCAGGCGATGAGGCAGCGCTCACCGAATGGGACTACGCGCAGGAGATCCGGCGCGACCACCCCCTAGTCGAGTCCCTGCGCCTCACGCTCGGCAAATCGCCCGAGCAGGTCGACGCCGTCTTTGCTGCTGCCTCTGCTCTCTAATTGATACCCGCCAACCATTATGCGCGACCATAAAACAACCATCGTCGGCGCCGCTCTTGCGGGCCTTTACGTCCTGCAAGATGTCCAACTCCGCGGCGCATGCCTGAGCGATTGGACGACCTACGCAATCCCCACTGCTATCGCCATCCTTGGCTACCTCGCCGCAGACTCAAAGCCAAAGCCATGAAAACCCTCGCCATCATCATCATCGCCGCGGTCGCACTCTCGTCATGCGCTGGCCTCACATCGTTTACGATCTCGACGCCCTACGGTGACGCAAGCAAGGACGCGCTTGGCAACGTCTCGATCTCGCCTCGCGCTATCATCATTCCGGCCAAATAATGACACCGCGCAAACGCCCGCAGGCAAGCGCCGTCGTAGTGCTCGCCGCTGCTGCCCGGTCATGGGCAGAGCACCACCCGGACGGTGAGCCGCGGCCCAAGGCGTTCCTCCTCGGCGTGCGTGGCTACTACCGGGACACGATGGGCAAGGTCGGCATCAACGACCGGGGCATCTATGACGATGCGCTGTTTGTCATCGAGGGGCAAAGCGTCGAGGGTTTCAACGGTAACACAGATCCAAGCATTCAGACTCCAGGCATCGCCACGCTGTGCACCGGCTGGCATCCCTACAAGCGCGGCAACCACGGGATCAGCAAGCCGGGGGGCGGCTATCCAGCATTCAGGCCGGCCACGCCCGACGAGTCCCTGCCGGTCAAGCGCGACGGCGAGATCGCGTTTCCTTCCAAGCGGGCCGGCGTGGCGATCAACATCCATAAGGGAGGCTACAAGACCACCAGCAGCGCCGGCTGTCAGACGATCCATCCCGATCAGTGGTGGCAGTTTCTTAACCTCGCCGGGGGCGCCATGACCCGCGCCGGCATGAAAACCATCCAGTATGGTCTAATCGAGGGGCCGTTAGTCTGATGCAGGCGCAAGACATGCACGCAGAGACGATCTCCAAAATCGTTGGCGCACTCGGGATCAACACGATTGCCATCATCACCTCCTATCAAGAGCAGTTTGAATGGTGGCTGCGGGTCGCCTCGCTCGTCGTCGCGATCACCTACACCAGCATCCTGATTTTCCGAGCGTTGAGAAAGCCGCGTTGAATCGACCCTAACACACAACCGCATGATAAAATCAAAAGCCCGCTTGTTGCTGCAAATCTCAGACCTTCATGTCGGATCAACGGTCGGGCTGTGGCCGGAAGGGTTCACCTCTAACGAGGGTTATCCAATCGGGCAAAACAAGTTCCAGAAATGGCTCTGGAAGTGTTGGCTGGACATGCAGGATTGGGTTGATCGCGTGACCGATGGCGACTCATTCGACCTAGTGGTTAACGGCGACCTTGTCGAAGGCATCCACCACCGCAGCCTGCAAGTCATGTCGCCCGACGTTGGCGACCAGACCGCAGCCGTGGACAGCGTGCTAGAACGGCTAACCAAGAGCGCCGAGTCCATCCACATCATCAAAGGCACCGAGTGCCACACGCGAAACGACGAGATCCGCCTTGGCCGCGCAATGGGCGCGTCCATCGACCCAGTGACCGGACAAAACGCATGGGACTCGCTCGACATCGAGCTACACGGCACGCTCTACAATTTCGCGCACCACATCAGCGCCACGGCCAGAACCTACCTTGAGGCGGGGGCGCACAGCATTTCACTGGGGAACATCTCCCACTCCCGCGCACGCTCAGGCAAGCGGGTGCCACTGGTGGTTGGGCGAGCGCACCGGCACCGGCACGGTGTCTGGAACGACGGAAACCAGATCAGCGCCATCTGTGGCGCATGGCAGGGTCTGACGCGCCACGGATACAAAGTGGTGCCAGACGCCATTTGCCAGCCGTCAGCGATCATCTACGACGCACGCACCACCGACAAGGGCGACCTCCCACTGGTGCATCAACGAGTCTACACCGCAAGCTGACATGGCAAAACACATCGGAAAACGAGACGAGCTAACCCACGCCATCGACCTAGCCCTAGCCGCCACCGTCGTGCATGACCGCAGGCGGGCCGGCGAGTTCACCGCCCGCGAGTTCCAAGCCCGCGCCCGCGAAAGTGGATCCACTTTGAGCTTTGAGGCTTGCCGGTCACGCCTCGCATCGCTGGCCGACCGTGGCAAGTTCGCCTGCCGCGTCATCTCTGAGGGTGGCCGGCTGGTCAGGGTTTATTCTGCGGAGGGCTGAGCGGGTCGGCTGACGGTCATCCATTCGCGCATCGCGGGGGATGGGTGAGCCACGTTTAGCGCCCCGTGCTTCTCTGTGACGCATTCCCACAGCTTAGTCATTACGCCGCGCCTTCGATGGTCAGGATGCACCCATGCGCCAACCAGTCGCAACCCTCCGCGCATCTCGCCAACGGTGACACACCCAATCGGCTTGCCGGATTCAACCATTAGCCACGCCTCGCCATGTGCTGACTCGCAGATCGGCGGCGAGTCATAATTCATTTCCAGCGCAAGCCGCCGCATTAGGTCGCGAGCCACCGCTGATGGCATTGGCTCAAAGTGGCGATGAAATTCCCAGTGCGTTGAGAAATTCAGGATGCAGGATCGGCCATCTTTTAGGCGCGGATAATTGGCCGGCTCCGATCTGTGAAGCCCGAAATCCCAGCGTGGCAAAATCCATGCTCGGCGGATGTCGCATCGGTCATTTTCGGCTTGGCTTTTCATGCCGGTTTGTTGGTTTTCACCTCATCAACCGGCAGCCTAGCCAATCGCGCCAGAACGCCCTCTACGGCGACGGGCAGCGGCTCGCGGCTTCCGGTCAGCCAATGGCTGATGGTTCGCTCTGAGACCTCCAGAGTGGCGGCAAGCTGGGGCTGCGTCATGCCGAGGCGCGATTGCTCGGAGCGGAGTTGTTCGGAGAAGGTCATTGGGCTGGGTGGTTAGCTAACGCATCGTCGCAAATCCGCTCGATGCGCTCGGCAATGCGGATTAGTAATGGGTCACCCCCGACGCATTGGATCGTGTTGGCGTTGCGTTTGGCGCTCTCGACAGCGGCCAGCAGTTGGTCACGATCTGCCCGCATGAGGTCTAGCGCGTGCATGGCGGCATCGGCGCGCCACGTCTCGTTGATTGGTTCGGTGTTCATGGGCTTAGGATTTGTGGAACTTTGCCGGGATGAGCGACCCGCCATCGAACACGGTCGGCAACTTGCCATCCGGCGACGGGTAGGCATATTGCCTGTCGAGTTGGTCGCCATCAATGGCGCAATGCACGCTGCGGGTCAGCACCGCAACCGCGCCGCGTTTGGATGCAGCCATTGACTCGGCGTGAGCGCGGGACTCGGCGGGTTCAACGTCCACAACGTCGCCATCGCTATCGATGGTTTCGACGAGCCATTCGTAATAGGTATTCGTTTTCATGTCGGTTGGAAAGGTTGCGCCGGGGGATCGAACCCCGGCGGGGTGGATTGTTAGCTAACTAGGCGCATCGCCCGCGTAACGTTGTCAACGTAGGTGCCGGGGAAATAGTCAATCATTGCGTTATCGCTTTCGCCCTTGGAAACCACCTTGATGCAAACAACCTCGTCGGCTTGGCCGTTTTTCTGGAACCGGATAACATATCGGGAAAAATCCCTGGTTGCTTCAAACGCGCAGCCGTGAAGGTTGGAGACGTTAAAGCCGTTTTTTTCGAGCTTCTTGGTGGCGGATGCAATGGTCATGTTGGTTGATTCGGTTTGGTTTGATTGGGCGTCGCGTCGTGCAACTGAGCAAACACTCGCACACTGTGCGGGATCTGCCTAGCACAAAGTGCGATTATTTTCATTTTCCCTTATGCCCGTAGGAAAGAAAGTTGCCGGAAAGCGCCGGAACGCCACCGCTGCAACGCGGTTTCGGTGGTCGCATTGCCGGAAAGCGCCGGACCGGGATTCCCGGTCATTTGATCGGGGTTGAAGCGGCGGCATCAATTGGAGCACCGGATTCATGTCAGGTGCTCCAACATCAGCCCGGAATCGATTAGCCACCGGACGAAACCCCGTTGCCTATGCCCATTGCCTATGCTGGATGCGTGGTGGGGCGCGCAAAAATGCACTTTCCTTGATTCTGCGGGCTTTTTGTT